GCCCCCGTATCTGAAGCCTCACGTGGAGACGTGAGGGACCTGTAGCTAGACAGTGCTAGCGCTAAACCAGGACAGGGTTGAGCACAATGATGTAGCCCGCAGACGCACGCTTGCTCAACATAGCGGCGTCGGCGTAAGACAAGGTACCGATGATGCACCGGCTACTAGTCTCACTCCCAAAACAGAAATCGCGGACAGCACCCTGTACACGGAAGCCAAACATACCGCACAACATCCGAAGATCGTCATCCGATAACCGCTTAGCCATTAAGTGCATCAGAGGATGATGCCCGAAAACGCCTGCCTTGGGAGGGAGCTGGAGAAGTTCGCTCGAGGTCTCACGGCCGTAAAGACGGCGCGGAGCGTTGCGGCGCACTTCGATATGTGGGGTGGCCTTGCTCGTCCCGATGTTAAAGCCTTTCCCGTAGGATGTGGCTAACATGTCGGTAGCAAGGCTAACCCCGCACAGCGTCATGGCCGTACGTTCGAGCTCAGTTGCGCACTTGGATAGATAAGACGCAGTCGCATTACCGGGCAACTGCTTAACCGCGCGCTCCAACTTGGAGAGGTCAGGAGGGTGCTCAACGACACTGAGGGTCCGTATGTAGCCGTTCACATTGTACACAGGCGCACCCTCCAGGGCGACGGCACCAGTGCACAGATTCCGTAAGTGTTTGTGTGCGATACCAGCCCGGAATCTTGCTGAATTCGCGATGAGAATACCTAACTCACTGCACCCGGTTCGGTTGATGCAGGAGCGAGATCCGACCAACAGTGTGTTGATGGCGTTCAAAGGGGACAATTTGTCGACATTAGTCCAGTTGCCACTGATGAGAGAGGCAACGGAGCGTGCGAAATAGCCGACGGAAGAGAGGGGGTTGATAGCCATACGAAGGAACTCAGCAACTCGGCTACCGAGAGATTGCTTAGCAGGCGTCATTCTGCACCCAAAAGCTTCAGCCTGCTGAAGCAAAGGAGCACAAGAAGTCAGATCCTTGACGCGAATGAAGACGTCGTCACCAGCGTGCAGGGCAAAGAGCTTATCATAAGTTGAAGCACCCCAAGCCGCACGGAGGTAAGCTGCGTTAAGAACAGAGTTGATGAAGGTGGTGCCACGATGACCGCTCATCAGCGTGCCGTACACCTTCTTCCACTCACCAGAGACCTTACAATACGTGCTATCAAAAGAAGAAACAAAGACAGAAGAAAGACGAGGGTCGACGTTGAGTTTCTCACACAGCACACTAATAACAGTCTGCATGCTACGAGTGCTATGATGGGAGTTAAAATCGTCATAATCCAACATCAAGTTAACGCCGCCGCCGAGGAATGATTTACGGACACGAGCTGCTATGGCAGAATGTCCGCCGCCGCCAGGGTCCAGCAGGACACGCTTATTGCGCCAAGCTCGCTGCACCGGGCCCAGAAGCCATTCGAAGGCAAAGTAGGACCTGGTATCACAAGCATATATAGCGCGAGATTTACCGTGTTCGAGCTTTTCGGAGCACGAGACGAGCGTCTTACCAGTCCAGTTCGGAATAGGGTTGACAGTACAAGTCTCGGCAGCCATGCGACGGTAAGTTTGAGTGTGGAAGCGAGTGAGAAGGGAATGGTCGATGTCGAGTTCGGATGACGCCGCGGGTGAGTGAGACCCGTTAACGCACCAGAGCCATCGCTTATCCCAAAAGTCGTCAACGTCAGGGAGGGAGCAATCACGCATCTCGTCGTCGAGGATAGCTTTGACATGCTTAGCCAACTCGTGTTGATCGCAGTGTAGCACTTTAGCGGCCACGCCTTCAGGGGATAGCCTGTAGTCACGGTCAGCTGCGAGGTCGACAGAAGCGGCAAGTCTTCCGGCGAGGACGTTACCCTCGACCAACATGCAACCAAACATGATCTGACTTGCGCCGATGGCCTTAAGCACGATGCTCATCGATTTAGCGAAGGACGGGTCAGTCACATATTTGAACGCGATGTCGTAACCGAGGCGAGGGAGGTGAGAAGATAAACCATAACCGTACAAACAAAAAGCCTGCATAACATCGTCATAGACTGCACCACCTAAGAGGGCGATGAAGCGTCCGACAGACGCAGGCGACAAAGAATCAGCAAGGGAAGTCAGAAGAGGCGAAAGCCTGAGATTGCCCTTGGAAAATACAGCAGCGTGTTTCTTTTTGGGGAACAGCGCATGCCTAAATCGTTTATCGCGGATGACGCGGAAGTACAAGTTAGAGCATGACCGTTCTGACTGGATATTAAATTTGTGATTGAATTTTGAACAGATGACAAGGAAAGGGGCTGAGGCGGCAGCCGACCAGACAAACCCGCGCTCCATACCACTAGCAGTGTAAAACAGCTCAACCAGCGAGGCCTGTGTAACATCACACTGTAGTGGAAAAGGGAGCGAGAGCACGGCAGAGGCGATAGGGAGGAGCGGATGGGAGGACGCGAGTCTGCCGAAAGAGGAGAAAACCGATGTGGCAGCGCCACCAAAATCATAGTCGAATAAGCCGGAGTACGAGGGGAGCGAATGCTCAACAAACAGAGAGAGGAGGACCGAGCCGACACAGCCGAAGCGTTCAGCCCGCTCGGCCAATTCATCGGTGGTCGACATTTATTTATTGTCGGCCACCGGTCGGGGCATCAGTACCGGTGGGAGCAGGCGTAGGGGCAGAAGGTTCGGAAGCATCACGAGCAGGGGCACGAGCGCGGTCGGAGACAGCACCACCACCGACATTCACACCACCCTCACGTGCGAGAGTGGGATAGCGGACAGCGGTGTATTGTGGGACAGCGGCGACAGGCTCACCTTGATCGCCGTGACGGTCACTTGTGCCCGGGTCTAGTTGTACGGCCTTCTTATCAAGACGGTCAACAGCAGCTTGCTCAGTATCGTCGTGTCTAACGACAGGATCGAGTTTGATGGACGGAGTGTTGAGGCGGGGCGGGATGAATGAGATGGGCATTGCAGCGTGGTCGGCGCGCCCGAACACGGCATAGCGGGCATTAGCAGATGCGAGTTCGCGGGTTGCACGGGTACGCGCACGCCGAGCGGTGGAGTCATATTCATTAGACTTTCCAACCTTGAGACCGACGGGCCTGCTAACATTCACAGTCACCTTAGATGACAAGAACTCGTCAGACGTGGGGACATGCTCCATGGTAGGTATCCCATCATCATCCAGGGTGACGTGAGATACATAGATACCCAAAGAGGCGTTGAGATTCAAAAACTCGCCCGGAGCAGGGAACGGAGATTGGCCGCGCACCCACAAATAGGAAGAGATTGAAGAGTCACGCTTGAGGCGGTCCTCTACAGTGCCAAGGGCGTCAGATCCGCCGGGATGAACAATTCCCATCGGATCCATCTGCCGGACCCTGACGCTAGACAACCCATTCAAGGAGTTGCCGAGCCAGTGGTACAGCATAGGTGTGGTACGAGCAGATCGCACTTGGACAGCGAAGGCAGACGCGTATGCATCACAACCTCCGTAAGGGGTGATTGCCTCAAACAATGGGTGTGAAACGTCAACGCCAACATCACCGAGGGAGCACGAACC